GACAATGTTTTACCTTGCTGACGAGGTAAGTCTAGGAAGATATTGTAATTATAGATAGTACAGAAGAATAGTGCCATACCACCACGTGTTAACGTATAGTATGAACCAGTACCACTACCACCTTGAGCTGGTACACGTACAACTTCACGCACGAAGTACCAGAAGTTTACCATACACTCAGCTAAGACTTTAGACTTATAGTATTGGTTTAAGTTTGGATCGTGTGGGTCAATATACGCTAAGTCTGGATCCAATAGAGTTAGCATGAATTTATTATTCTTTATACCAATAGCTTCTAGGTACTTGTGCATATCTAAGAAAGATTTGTTTCTAGTACCCATTTGGAAATATATCTTACGTTGAGAGAAATCTACAACGTTCTGGTTAGCAGGAATCATTTGATTCATAGGATTACCTTGACCACCAGTTATATCTAGATTCATAAGGAAAATCACATCCTTTCTTTAGTTATATAAATGTAAAGTTCATTAAACACTTATAATAGTTAATTACCGATCTTATTCCATCAATGGGGAGGCTACTATGAACCTAATTACTTTCGAATATCTTTTAGACGATGTTCAACTAGCATCTGAATTAGTATCTGATACTATGTCTAACTGTATCTATCCTAATATTAGTGATACTCACCAAAATATCCATATTAGTGATACAGTACAACTAAGCAAACAAGTACGCAAGTGTGGTAATGCCATTGGTATCTGTGTATTTGATGAGACTGCTAAATATACATTTACCATTTATAATAATGGTATAGTATCCATCATGGCAGATATTGATACATTTGATGCCGATGGTACACATGGTATTAAAGAAACTAGTGATCACATCAAATCTAATCTACATAAGCTCTTAGGTAATATCAGTAAGCTTATTGAGAACTATCATATCTAAGACCCAAGAAACCCCTATATAGGCATTGCCTATATAGGGAATCTCTTTGGTTTTCATTTCCACATGATGGTTAAGCACCCAGAAAGATTAATTATTGTGATAGGTTATATTTAAAGTTAGTTAAGCACTAGGTAATGTTCTAAATTGATTGCGGAGTCAAGTATCTCTATAGATGTAGACTGCCTATAGAGGTGTCTGAATGCTTCAGTATCAGTGAAGCAATACCATGAAAAATTTTCGTATTGAGTATGTATTCGTTGTGTCAGTTACTTTTGCACTTAACCATCATTATTGAATTGTTTATAAGAATATAAAAAATAACGGTAGTAATGCTGTATGGTCAGTAGAACCATACAGCATTTAGAGTGTGTAGAGGTAAAATGATAATAAGGATTGTTTGTTTTACATATAGTAGTATATTGCGTTTGTTTGTATTAGGGGTTTGGTAGACGTCTACTATTCTCGTGATGGGAGTGATCATAGTAGACCATGTCAGTTTTTGTTTTTGAAAAGAGATTTTCATTTATAGGGGTATGTGAATTTTAATGGTTTAATAATGATTGGAGCGTAAACCATATTTCATTTTGACGTTCATGATAATCACCTCTACACACTCTAAGTGTGTATATAATAGAGAGCAGGATCAAAGCCAACACAACTTAGCCATCTCTATTACAGAATTGTTTGTATGCTTATAAAAAATAAAAGACAATATATCCCCTAACCAGCAGTGCTAGTTAGAGGAGATATATTGTATGTATGCTTTATGCAAAGAAAGGATTTTCAAAACTATAATCGCTTATAGCTTCATTAATATGTTTCTTAGCAAATTGAAATAATATATCGGTCATTCATAATATAGATCTTATGAATAGCATCGATATTCTTGATAAGATATTCAAACTCTTCTTCTGTAAAGCCTAACTCTAATAATTCAGTTTTATTATTATGATAGCACTTTACAATATAGCTTAGAATATGCTTATCAGAGATATTATTCAATTGTGGGATAGAGAAGGCATGGCAATCTACAGAACCTTTAACGTCCTCTTTAGCCACACCTAGTCTATCAAATAGTTTATCAATTCTGGCTTGAGACCAGAAGTTAGAGCGGTATAGTTTACCAATTAAGCTTGAAATGGAGAAGATGTATGAATTGTCATACACTGTACCATTCTTGTATAAAACTGTATTATCAGAAGCCACTGATTAGCCCTCCAAAATCTCCCTAGGATCATAGTAATCTGACCCATTATTATCAGAAATTTCGGATTCCTCAATAGTTACGTTAAGATCAACCCCACGAGACTCCATAATCTCTTTGATCTTTTTATTGTCACCAAATCCATTCTCTAATAGAGCATGGACTAACTCTGTAGGTCCTTCTGGAGTGGAGAATACTACGCCCTTGTTAGGAGTGAAATCACCATCAGTATTAACCATCCATTTACGGATCTCAAGTTTTGCAGGTCTATTATTCCATGATACTTCAGCTAAACGAATAAGAGTATTACCTCGTTCTTCTACGATAGCATCAATACCACCTTCAACAACTTCGAATGTGAGTTGTTTCTTTTCCATAGTTGTAAGTCTCCTCAAAGAAAAAAATAAACCCTGCACGTATTATATGAATTGCGTTAGAAAGAGATTAAGTGTGTAAGAGTAGTACAAGTTTAATTCACTATCTAGTGCAGGGTTAATTTTTATTGTATCACTATGATGAATAAGTAGTTGATGATACGGAATACTAGTGAACTAATATAACTCATCATAGTGATATCATTTCAAATTAGCGACGTGGTTTTACGAAGCGGTCATTACCAACAACTGTACCAACGTAACGGTTTTGAAGTTCGTTAACTTTGGATTGTTTAATACGACGTACTTCTAATACATAACCTACATCGTTACGACGGGATTGTGCGCCCAATGTAACTTTGTATTGGTATTTGTCGCCATATACCAAAGACATAGCTTTTTCCAATGTCATACCACGAACGATCAAGCTAATTTTATTAGTGTATTGATCATATTCGTATGCGATATTGATTGTACGGAAGTCTTTGTTATGTTTGTCATCACGGTTGTAATCAGAGATAGCAATCTTTTTCAAGATAGTAATAGCCATATCTGTCATACGGAAACCAGCGAAGTTTTCATCGATGTAACCATTAGAGTTACGGCTATTACGCATACTATTAGTCATAGCCATGATGCGTTGAGTTTGCTCATCCAATTGATTATTAGCTTGAGCTTCTTTTAAAGTTTCTAATGCTTTGATACCGTCTTGACCAGCACCTAAGTTGATATCGAAACCTAATTCGATATAGATGCGACCATTGCTGTATGCTTCACGGCATCCAGCAAAATCTGGAAAAATGCGACCAAGTACATCAGATACTTGGGAACAGATTTCATTAGTAGAAACTAGTTTACCAGTGTAATCTGCATCGAAGTCGGCGAAATCCAATTGGATATCCACTTCCTCATTCTGTACAGAATTATCCTCTTTGTTTCGAGGATTACCTTGATTAATTGCATCCACTAGATACTCCATGGAAGTGAATTGTGGTTGCATAAGATTTGGATCTTGAACGAATCCTGGTTTGAAATAACTCATAGCTATTTCCTCCTTACTCTAAAATATAGAAAATTACCTAGGTGTTTGGGGTACTGTAAATGTCTACACAATACCCATGTACACACCTTTATATTATATAACCATAAAACTCTTTGGTTTTATAGATATATACCTTGGATTTCATTCTTGTCTATATAGTTGACTACATAGAGTCTATCATTCTTATCTTCAACTAGCATATACTTGCTCTTGATATCATATAGATTTACGTCATGGTAATATTCTGTAACTATACAATCTAAGAAGATAGCTTTAGCTGCTGCTTCAAGAACGAAGATATCTCCACGAGTCAATTGACCATGTGTAAGATATCTGTCTTTAAACGATAGTTCAATTCGTTTAATTTTAAAGTTAGCTCTAAAGTAGGATTGGAAATTAATCCCATCAAAGAACTTAGTAAGACCACCTAATGGAGTGTCTTTATATGTAATATCAAAACATCTATCAACTAAGAGATCAAAGATCTTCTCAGTGATAACTGTATTGGTAGCAATGAGTGGAATGATTGTACTATGATTATCATTTACGTATAAATCAATAGTCATCTTAGAGTGTAACTCTTTTACATCACTCATTAGATTCATATAAGACATCTCATATTCTTCTACTGAGTTATTCTCTAATAAGGCTTTAGTACAGCACTTACCAGGTTGTAGATGTCCAGTTACAGGATCTCTATAACCTACTCTACAGATATAGAATGGGTAACCATAAGACTCTCTTTCATTATAGATAGAGATGACTACGTCTTCTTGTCCATTCTTCAACTGTGCTATTTCAATATGTAGCTTACAATGTGGATTAAGAACTTTGTATTCTTTATTAACCACATCTCTAGCTATACTCTTTCTACCAGTATTACCGATAATCTCAGTAACACCGTAGAAGTTCTTGATATTGGTTGACGTTACTCTGTAAAGTTCCTTAATATTATTATCGTTATCATATTTAAGAAACTTTTGTCCTAAAGTCAGTATCATAATGCTTTCCTCCAGACACAATATATGGTGGTACATATATAGTTATGTACCACCAATTATCAATTTTTATCTTAAGAATAAGACTGCTTTAAGATAATCCAACGTATATTTCAATGTAGACCCTTTGATACGGATAACCTTATCATTGAATTTGGTTGTACTATAATATTTAGTGAAGTTAAAGTTATCTTCCTTATTCAGGATGAATACCATACACTTAGTAAAGTCATTTAGAATTCTTGCTCTAGTATCAATGAGTTTCTTATTCTTATGACCTTTGTTTAACATAGACTCGATACATGTATTCATATACCATAGCTTAGCTGATTCAAATTTAACACCCTCTACGTTACCAGCAGTCATATAGATAACTAATAGACGATGTACTTTGAAGAATTCATTATTATAATCAATCTTCTCTGGTTTAGTGATTAAGAGATCACCATAGTCATTAAACTCTACTGGGATATCTTTAGCTTCATTGATAGCAGACTCTCTTAGAATTCTATCAATGATCTTTTGTTTAGCCACAGATTGAAGACGTTTCTTATAAGCAATGCTATCAGATGGTAAGAACTTTGTAGTTGGTACACCTAAAGCTAATAGCTTCTCTGTAGCATTAACTAGTTCTTCTTCACTTTCAGAAGTTCTCCATTGTTTAATAGTCTTATTAACCATAGTAAACCATTTATTGAATGCTAGACGTTTCTCTCTATTAGAGCTGATGTCTACACCATCCCATAAATCTTTATAAGCATTAAACCATGCAAGCATATCTACACAATCAGGGTCTGTATTGTGCTTCTTAGTATATGTCTTTAATGTAGCTTCCATTTCTTCTGGAGAGAAGAATGGTACACCTGATGGAATTTGTGGTTCTACTGGTTGATTACCCCATACATCAGTATTCTCTATTAGAGTGATATCTGGGTATTTAAGTTCCATTGTATTTAGAAGATGAGACTTCATAAAGTTATAGAACGTTTCATTAGTACAACCAACCAACTCTAATAGTTTCCAGTCAGACATTTGTTGTAATTGAATAGGCATACCTTTATATAGAGTCCATAGCTCTTCTAAAGATACAATGGATTTACATAAATTCATAATGTATATGCCTGTATGTAATGACCATTCTTTAGCTGCACGAAGTTCCCTACCCTTATTAGCGATATTGATACCAAACATGTTTGCACGGTTAAGAACTGCACTATTCTTTAATTGTACATCTTCTTCACTCATATCAACTTCAGCATCTTCAGTAAGAGAGATATTATCATAAGCTATCGGTTGATTCAAGAACTGTTTCTTTAACTCTTCATATCTTTCAGAATTGGTTTTACCAAATAGTCTAATAGATACATCATCAGAGAAACGTTGTTGATCATTAGTTAAACCATAGAAGATATCCATCTGTGCATCTAATTCTTTCTCTGATTCTGGTGTAGCTAGTACAAATGAATTAGGGTCGCAGTTTAAGAATGCTTCTTTAGTGTAGTTATCACTATTGCTACATGGTGTGTCACCTAATACGTTATCAGTTAATAATACATCATTCATATCAATAACTGAATCAGTACGGTTCATAGTCTTTACATTGATAGCAAAGTATCCATTATTATCAGACATGATATTGATATCAGGATGATCTCTAACTATCTCTTTAGCTTTAACTTTCTCTAGTTCGCCAATCAATGGCATATAGTCATCTGGTAACTTAGAGAAGTCTGTACCAGCCATTTCAGCTTCCTGTTCTAGAGTGGCAATAACTGAAGTCATTTCAACCAAAGCTTTATTTGGTTCAAATGTAATCTCTTCAAAGTCTTTATTATATTTGATTTGGTCATGGGAGATTAGTTCCATACCAGTTAATTGTTCATAGAAGTTATTGGCTTCTAGTTTATGTTTATCTTCACCCTTGAAACGGTATAAGTTAAACTTACGGTCTTTTAAGAATTCTTCTTTCTTATATTCTTTTGTACCGTCAGAAGATTTTACTTTAATAGTATCATCTTCTAAGTCTTTGGTTAAACCATAACCCTCTACTGATTCATCACCAGTAAAGGAGTTACTGTAACCATATTGTACTACGATTTGATCACTAGCATTAGCTGGCGGAACTCCACCAACGTTAGCAGTGAACTCTTTTAGATTAGACATTAATCTTCTCCTTTAAGTTCCTTGATGGCATTCTCACACCATGAAGTGAATTCATTAATATTGAAAGTCTTAGTATTATCATTATCCTCTAGCTTGAAACGCATTTCCATGAATATAGCTAGTAGCTGTGCAAAGTTATTATCAGTAAGACGGATATAGTTATACTTGTCTAATGTGATAATATTGAACTCTTTGGCTTTTTGCTTAGCTCTATATTCAGGCATGCTTCTAGTATTAGGATGCTCACCTCCATCTTTGACTTCGATTATGAGGTTATATGGTATATAATATATATCCGTAATCCAATTTCGTGTAACACCGTTTTGGTCTACGTATTGGATAGTTGGACCAGGCATCATAATATCATCACTAGGGATATGTAAGACCTTATCCATAAATTCAATAGCACGTTTCTCATAAGTACCAGTATATGTAAACGTAGCACCATCAGAATGCTTATAGGTACCAGATATACGTCTATTGGCTAACATCTTTTCTTGGTGTTCTGGGTCATGCATAAATGAATAACGGCCATGTACTTTATGCATATTCTCTAAAGCACGTTTACGCATCTCTTTCTTACATTTCTCACTACAGTACTTATTGTATCTCCAAGTCTTTTCATTCCATTGTGTTTCATTCTTACAGATTACACAGTGACCTACAGATTTCTTATTGATAAGATTGAATACTATTCTAGCAGCAGAGTAACCCTCAGGGATTAATTCTTGGTGTTTATTTTGTATATGTCTTACTAATGGTTCACGTTCTAGACGTTTCTCACAGAAAGGACATTTAAATCTTTTCGTTGCCATATGTACCTCCTTTAGGGCAGTTTACATGTATGTTTTCACAGGCCCAACTTTATAATAAGATGCTTAAAGCTACCAAATAAGCCGAAAGGAGGCACTTATGGATAATAATAAATATAAAACGTCTTCTAAGATTAAAGAATACGCTTTATCTATAGATTCATTTAATACACCTGTAGAATATACTAATGCTAGAGCTATAGCTGTGGATATCATTAGACTATTCTTATTAGAACCTGGTACATTACAAAACAATCCTAACTGTGGTATTGGTTTGTATAGTAGATATAAATTCATAAATAGTGATAGACTACATGAATTAGAAGAGACTGCAAAAGAGCAAATACAAACATATCTTGCCCCTATGTCATCTATTACTGTAGACTGCTCATTCATTAATGTAAATGTGTTACTTATCAGAATGACTATTGATACATCGTCTATCAATCTAGTTTTTGATAAGGATAACCTTACTTTAAAAGATATTTCCAATTATAACTAAGGAGGACTATTAGATGGAAAAGAAAACTCTTTCCTTATCTGATTTGCAAGCTGAAGCTGGTAATACTGTAGTTCCTACTGAAGAACAGCCAACAGTAGAAACACCAGTTGAAGATACAACTGTAACACCTGAACCTGTAGAAGAGAAACCTAAAAGTATCCGTGATAATCCGCTATACAACTTAGGTAATCCTACAGAAGATGAAATCAAAGAAGTAGCTATCGAAGATGTAGCTAAATATGAAAATGAAAACTTTGCTGAGAAAGAATACGAAAAGAAAATGAATGACTTCGATGAACAAACTCGTCGAGCATTCCAACGTCGTTTCGGTCCAGCAATCGAAGAAGTTCAACGTATGGCTGATGAATACGAAGAACGTAAAGAAATCGAAGGTGGAGATGTACGTGTAGTTTCTACTTATGATAAGAATGCTGAAGTTAATCCTGATGAAGCTCTTACTAAAGAAGAAATTGAAGCACGTAATGCTGCTGTATTAGCTGAAGCACGTAAGAATGCACCAGCTAAGAAAGTTGAAACTAAACCTGAAGTGGTATCTTCTGCTAAAGAAGAAACTATTGATGATATTGAAGCTGAGTTATTGGATACTCCTAGTGTACCAGAACAAGCTCCAGTAGAAATCGAAGATGTTAAAGATGATGAAGACTTAGATATCATTGATGATGATATTATCAATGACTTAGGGTTAGCTGATGAAATGCGTGAGATCGAAGAGAAAGAACGTGAAGAACGTTTAAACCAACGTATGGCTACGTTCAAAGATCAATTACGTACTATCTTGATTCCTAATAAAAAGAAAACCGACTTATCTAAATTTAAGATTGTTAAGTCTACTATGCCAGCAAGTAATATCTTAAGTAAACAAGCCGAAGAAACTCCATACTTCACTTGGGTATTACCTTACACTGGTATCTCTGTATCTGTTTCTCCATTATCCGCTATTGAAATTCAAAACTTGATCAATGTAGAAGAAGGACGTAATAACGTTGAAGCTGCACGTGCTCAGTTTGAATTGATTTGGAAACACTTGCATCCTAAATGTAATGCTGGGTCTTTTGAAAATTGGTGTAAGAAAATTCACTATGCTGATATTGACCACTTATACTTCGCTGTATATAAAGCATGCTTCCAAAATGCAAATATCATTGGCTTCCAATGTCAAAATACTAAATGTGATAATATCTTTGCTGAGAAACGTGAAATCATGGATATGGTTAAATTCGGCTCTGACAAAGATAAAGAACTATTCGATCGTATTTACCAACAAGATCCTTCTGTAGATTGTACTCTAGAAGAAGACTTAATGGAAGTATCCGATAAATACGCTATTGGTGTAGGTCCTATCACTTTGTATAATATCCTATTCGAAATCAACTTCGTTGATAAAGCTATGACTGAGAAGTATGATACTTTCGTTGGTATGGCCGCTACTATTAAATCCTTATATCGTATTGATGAAGAAAAAGAAGCATTGATTCCTATTGCTTTCCGTACAGATAAGAATGATGTAGTTAAGACATACAAATATCGTATTGCTTCTCTATACAAAATCTTCAATACGTTAAGTGATATTGACTTGAATGATATCAGTGATCGTATTGGTGAATATGCTGATAAGTATGCTGATGCTATCAATATCTCTTATCAAATGCCTGCTGCTACATGTCCTGAATGTGGTGAAGAAATCAAAGCTGCTGAGGCTCCAGCTCAACAATTGGTTTTTATACGACATCGGCTAGTACAAGTTTTGAACTCCTAGACCAAGTTAATAGGTTATCTTATGAGTATCGTGGGCGAATAACTATCATGGAGATAATGAATGCCCCTGTATGGTATATGGTAGCTCTACGATACTTTAAGTACCAAGAACGTGTAGCTGCTAAGAAGAAAGCAAAAGAGAAAGAACTTGAGGCTAAAACCAAAAAGAAAAACTTCAATAAACAAAACTACACTGGTAGACAATTATTGGAGATGGATATAGCTAAAGAGAATGGCCATGACATCCCTGGTTTTGAAGGTTTAACTAGAGACGAAGCTGATGATCTTAATGAACAAATGATGGAAGAAGGATTTATCTAATGTATACTATCCCTAAGAAAACGATTAATACTTTAGATGATTTTACACTATCAAACTTAGAGTTGATTCTCAGTAAAGATTGTAATATGGCTTGTAGCTATTGCTTCTTATATGGTGATACCAATAGTGGAGAAGAATTCACTAGATGGAATGATCTATTAGAGATGCTTAAGAATATCAATATTTCAGATAAGCTGACTATAGGTTTGAACTCTGGTGAATTATTCACTAAAGAAAGATTACCATTAGTAATGAAAGCTATGAGAGTCTTAAAAAGAATCACTAGGTATAAAGATACTACAATAGATTGGCGACTATACAGTAATGGTACTAACTTTGAGATTATAAGAGATTTCCTAATAGCAACTCAAGGAGAGAGAAGAACTATTAGTATCTCTTATGATGGAGAAGATTCTTATAGAAAGCTTAAGGGTAACCAGCCATCTACTACATTGGATACATTAAAACGCTTAAGTGAATCTGGGTTTGCTAATGATATCATTATCAGATATGCTATTACAGAAAAAGTGTATAATATGAAAGAGACTTTCGATGATCTATATAAATTAGGATATAAGAATATGGAATACTATTTTATCCGTAATTATAATTCTTATACCGTTCCACTAGTTGTGGCTACTTTTAGAAAGAGTCTTTCTGATACACTTAAATATGTAAAAGATACTGATATTGATTTATACAATCTCCATGATTACTATAGCAAACAAGATCCGACTGTGATATGTAACTATGGTAATATGCTTGTAGTTACATCAGATGGTAAGATATCTACATGCTGTGCTGTCTATGAGGGTATCTATGCCGATAACGTAGAAGCTGATCTATTAGAGTATGATCGTATACCAGAAATCTATAATAATTTTGAAACTAGTTATATCTACGATAGATCTAAAAGTGAATGTGCTGTATGTACAAACCAAATGTGCAAAGAATGCTGTTCATATAAAGCTATCGGAAGAGATAAATACTATAATAAAAGACACCTACAACAGTGTCATATTAGACATGCAGAACTAGCTGTCTATGATTCTATTTTTAATTAAATTTTCGGAGACATAAATGGACTTACTAGAGTTTTCATCTAAATTTATTATAGGAGAAACAGATGCATTATCTACATTTTGTCGTCTATTTACCGAGAATAATATCTTATACTTTATACTAGCACCATATGGTTGTCTTGGTAATAAAATTGTCAAGTCTGACCTATGTGAGAATAGTGTAGCTGTTACTGTATTTGGTAATAAATCAAATATTGATGCGTTTAAAAGCATTGAAACAGATTACAATGGGAAGGTAATAAATCGCCACAACACAAATATTGCAATTTCCTGTGTATGTCATAAGCCAACTGAAATTCAGATGGTTTTCAGTAGAGTTTAGATGTGTAAATTCCCATAGTCCACATATAGGACTATGGGATTTCTACATATTAATAACTACGGAGGTTATAAAATTATGGCAGATAAACTTAGAGGAGATCATTTAGAGGTCTCTTTGTTAGATATGGATGACTTCGTCAAGAAGAATAATCTACAACCTATAACGAATCCTATATTTTTTGATGTGAATGGTAATCCTACAGATGATGGATTACTATCTAATATCATCTTTGGTATTACTAAGCAAACACGTGCTGGTACTTTCGCTTATATTGATTTACATGGTAGATTCTTAGCACCATTAGTATATAAAATCTGGGGTAAGATTGACCGTAAACTAAAAGAAGTAGTTAAGGGTACTAAGTTATTTAAGATAGATGCTGATGGACAATTCGTTGAAGATGAGAATGGTGAAACTGGTCTAGAGTTCTTGTATAAGAATATAGACAAAGTCAAGTTTAGAGAGACTGGTGCTACAAAACGTAGTCGTTTCATCGAGTTCTTAGAACGTAACCGTAAGAACTTCTTCATTACTAAACTATTAATCATTCCACCTTACTATCGTGACGTTAAAAGTGATGGTGGTAAAGTCTCAGTTGGTGATATTAATAAGCTATACCAAAACGTATTAGTATCTGCTAAGTCTTTAGAAGAGTCTAAGTACTATGGTATTAATATTGGTGATGCTAATAAGGGACGTATTCAAGACTTACTATTAGAAATCTATAACTGGTTTGGTTCCGGCACAGAGTCTAATCCTAATGGTGGTATTCCTGGTAAGTTTGGTGTACTACGTCGTACTAATATTAGTAAGACTACAGACTATGCTACACGCTTAGTTATGTCTTCCCCTAATCTTAAAGTCGAAAACCTTGAAGATATCGATGTAGACTTAGAGTATTCCATGTTGCCTATGACATCAGCTATTGCTAACTTCT